GTGGCTCGGGCTCCGCGGATGCGCGTCGGTGGCTGGGGCTGCGCGTGGTCCGCGTCGGTGGCGCGGGCTGCGCCGATGCGCGGCGGTGGCGCTCCGCGGATGCGCGGCGGTGGGGCGGGCTCTGCGGATGCGCGTCGGCCGGCGAAGCAGCCGAACCCGGCGCTGCACCTAGCTACCCCCTAGTTTCGTAGGCTTTTTTACGGGTTTTTAGGGCAGAAGACAGGGCGGGAAGCGTCGTTCTGCCCCTTTTTCTGCCCTACTTCTTCGGGGCGGGCAGGCACTTCATTTCAGGCACTCAGGCACTTCCGCCAGCACTGTCGGAAATGAACTCGTTCAGGACTTTTGCGGCGCACTGCGGGACGATGGCGTTTCCGAGTGAGCGGTTTCGGTGTATCCAGCTTCGTAGCCCATCAGTCTTTCGAGCAACCAGGGGTTGGGCAAGAAATGACCTTTCGGTTTTGGCTGTCTCCCACTCAGGCAGAGTGAGTAACGCATGAGTTGTGCCGGAAGGTTTTGCGCCGTCTCCCAAGTTTCGTGCGCACGAAGATTGTTGCAAAGCTGTTCTGAGCCGATGACGGTCGGAGTTCCGAGGGTAGGCGACGATCCAGAGCCGTTTGCGGCGGTGTAATGCCCCGATGTCTTGTGCGGATAGAGTCTGCCATTCCGCATCGTACCCCGCTTCATCAAGACCTTGGAGAACTTGGACGAGTCCCCGGCGAGCGAGTGCGGCGACGTTTTCGACAAGGACGAGTTCGGGCCGTAGCTCGTTGATGATGCGGAGCATTTCGTACCACAACCCGGAACGCTTTCCTTCAAGTCCTTTACGGTGTCCTGCGTCACTGATGTCTTGGCACGGGAAGCCGCCCGTGAGTATCCAGGGCGTTGGGTGTAGTCCTCGAAGGTTTCTTCCGCTGAAAGATCGGATGTCCCCCAGGGGAGCGGCTGTAGGAAAGTTCTTGGCGTAGACGGCATTGGCGTGTTCCTCGATGTCGCTGTAGTAACGGTGTTCAATGGGGACTTGGCAGAGGTCGAGAGCGACAGCGAAACCTCCAATGCCCGAAAATAGGTCGAGATGATTCATACCCGTATGGAGTGAATCATCTCGCAATTCTGGCCGACAGATTTCGGGATTTTACACGGCGTCGATGCTTCGGTAGGTTTTGCCGGTCAACTTCGCCCGCCAGAGTTCTTCGCCGCCGTTCTCGATGAGGTTGTTGATGAACAGCGATTCGTCCCTGCCGATGTTCGGCCACCAACCTTCCTTCTTCGCCCACAGCTTGATGATTTCCTTCCGGCTTTCCGACAAGGCGGCGTAGTCTACTTCCCGCTGTTGTTGCTCTCGCATTTGTTGTTGGTAAGCGGGGTCGGCCTCCATTTGCTCTTGATGCCTTCTCTGCCTTTCGGCGAACGGTTGAACCTCGAACAAGTTGCCGCTAGGCCGGTGGTAGATGGAACCGTTCCAACCGTAGTCGCCGTAGTGCAAGTCTCTGTTAGCCTTCTTTCGGGGAATGACGTACTTGTCCTCCCGGAAGGCCAGAGGGATTCTCTCGTCGGTCGGATCGGCAGTGACAATCAGACTCTTCGCCGTCCAGCGGGCATTCCATCGGTACTCGTAGGTATTGCCCATATCGCCAGTAGAGTCGGTGTACAGGGTGGTAATATCTTCGATCTTCATGGTGTTCTCCGTGTTGGTGGTTCAAAGTGTCGCACAGTGAGGGGGCGGGGCCGGTAGTTATCCGGCAAACGCCCCTCCTGGTTGTAGAGTGCGGTACGGTAGCGGGGCGGGGGTCGTGGCTGTACAGCGTGCGGCAGTGGTGCATTAGTTGAATTACATTCAAGCCCCCCTCGTGATTCCCCCGACAGTGCCGCCGCCCCCGCCCTCGAAAGCCCATCGTGAGGCAGGGAGCGAGGTAGGCATGAATATAATTCAACTAATACACCACTATCCTTGTCATCAGGCATGACTGTACAGTCAGTCTCTTCACACTCGAACGTTTCGTACCAGAAGATTCGGCAGTCCGACCAGTGTTCAGTCCGCTTGCGTCCCGCCACGAAGTCCCCGTTGTGGAAACAGTCACGGCAATGATCCTCCACACTCACAGCGTCAACAGGCTCGACACAAACGACATCTTGCCGCCAACGCTTGCTCATGTACGAAACAGACTTCCATCCTCGTGGCTTGGCACTGTTGATAGACATCCTCGGATTCGTATCGAAGCAGTATTTCATCAAGTGGACGACATCGCCACGAGTCTTCCCGACTTGTTGAGTCTGAATGTGATGCTTCGTCGTGTAGGCAATTCCGCCATAGGCCAATGCCGCCTTCCAGCACTTCACTACGATCTTGTGAATTGAAACTTCATCTGAACCCAAACCGACACGAAAGATGTAGTTCAGGTGAGGGATTCCACCATGCAAGAACTCGGTGTTCCAACAATCAACAACGGGACCGAGATTCTTCTTTTGCTTCAGCAACTTCAAGAACTGGCGACGAACCTTCAGGTAGAGGCGGTAGTCAACAATCTGCACAGCAAAAGGCAAGGTGCAATAGTAGGTGTCGCAGGAAAGATAATCGTATTGGGTTCGCTTCAGTGCCGCACGAAGCCGGTGATAGTGACCGTGCGTTGGGCAATACGGATTTGTGCAATACCCGCCCGAAGTCCGGTTGTAACACCCGACATTCGGCATCAATACGTCGCAGGGTCGTTGCGGTCCTACGAACGTACCGTAAGCGTCATACTCCGGTGCAGTACCGAGTACAGGGTATCCAGTAAGCTCCGAGTCCGAAACTTTATATGATGGGTACTGACGCATTCACACAATACAAAACGGACTCACCGCCGTTGCTCAACCTGTGGGGCAGGATAGACACAAAACGGCGGTGAGTCGTGTATTGGTGTAGTGCCTATCCCTGCCCCCACGGATATTATAGCCGAGAGGCAGTATAAAAATGAGCGGAAAAGCCTGAAAGACAAGCCTATTTCAAGAAGTTTCTTTTATATGTGGCTGCACAACTAAAGTGAAAGAATCAAGTCATACTGTACAGCCAGAGTGAAAGATAATTACTGACGATGTAAGTATTTTCCCAACGGTAAAGACTACAATACTGAGCGGAGTAACCTAGTCACTACCCGCTTACTTGTTGCTGCCCCGCATGGTGTGTTGCTGTGCGGGGCAGTTTTTTTACGCCCGAACCCAACCGTGTTGGCCTTCAACGCACACTTGGGAAATTCCCATCTCTTCACATGCTCGCCGTACTCCGGGGCAAGCGTGCCAATCGTAATCATCGAGGACGATAACGCCGTCTTCTACCATTCGGGGCATAAAGTACGCCAGTGCGTTCTTCGTGGTTTGGTATGTGTCGCCGTCCAGGTGAACGAAGCAGTATCGTTGATCGCCGGGCAACTCCTTCGTGGTGCGTGGGAAAATACCAACGTAGTAAGCGACGTTCGATAGCTCCAATGTCGTGCGCACGCTGTCCAGGTCGGCGGCAAAGTCGCCCGCTTGGTGATGCCCATACTCGTCGGCTTCTGGTATTCCCCGGAAGGTGTCGAAGACGTGAAGTTTCTTGTTCGGGTTCGCAGCGGATATTACCATCGCACTCCCGCCCCGGTAGGTTCCCACTTCCGCCATGTCCCCCGGCAAGTCCTCGACACTTCGTACAAGCTGGGCGATGTTTTCAAGCCGGTCTTCCGACAACAGCGTGAAGGGTTTGGCCCGCTGAACGAGAGTGCGGTAGTAGACTTGTTCCAAACGGTACTTGTCCGGGAAGTAGTCGCCGGGACCGTACAGGTAGTAAGCGCCCACTCGTTCCCAATGGGTGTTGTTCATGTTGGGCAAGGCTTCAACCACTACGGGAACCTTCAAGCCTTCCGCCAACCAACGGATACTTGTCTGGTTGACGCAGACCAGTTCGGCCCCGGCCACGATCCGTGCAAGCTGTAGGTAATCGTGGGTCGGGACAAAGGGAACCGGCCCCGCCATTCGTTGAAAGTCGTCGTGTTCGTCCTTCGTGCCGACGAAAACGGCGTCCTCGTGGTACTCGTCGTAAATCGCCTTCCAATCGACCGTATCGTTACGCCATCGCTGCGAGCGGGCGAATACGACTCTTGCTTCCCTTCGTACTTCATCGACCCGCAACCAGGGCTGAACCCTGTCCGGGTGCGGCTGGTGCAAGTGTTCCGCCAGAATGTCGGTTAGGTTAAGACCGTGCTGGTAGTGGTTCCGCCAGTTGTCGAGGTTCGTACAAATGGGGACGCCGCACCACTCAACCCGGCTGATGTAGGGTTGCAGTTCGAGGAACGGACGCAGGTTGGCGACACGTTCTTTCGTCATGCGGAAGCCGGTGTAGATGGCGGGGAACAAGTGGAGTTCGCCCCCGCCGAGTTGTCGAATGACGGGCAACGCTGCGATGATGTCGCCGATGTCGCCTGAGTGACTGAAGATGTTCATTTCTTCAGCCTTTGCCGGATGCGTTTCGTCTTCGTGCATTTGCAATCCTTCTTCTCGATGGCCTTCACCGTTCGGGGTGCATGATCCCACCACCTTTCCGTTTCGTTCCGCCCGTTGATGTCGGAAGTCGTGGCCCCCTGTCCGGCCAACCAGGGCGTTGCGGCGTAAGCCTTCAACTCGTTGAAGTACCGCCCCAAAATGTGGTCGGCGTGGCCCATGTTGCTCGCCCAAATCTGGTACACACGCTTGATGCCGTTACCCCGGAGAAGGTAAGCGTGCGTGCGGTGGCAGTCGGTACAGCGAACGATCCCGTCTTTCACTACGCCCGGTGTCTGTCGATGCTGCCCGCCCAGGTACGCCATTTCCCAATCTGGCGGCAGTTGCGACAGGAAGGCTTGTAGCTTCTCTTGGTAGCCCGGTTCCAACACAACATCGTCTTCAAACACGGCGATGCAATTCAACCCGTTGGTGATGGCGTCCTCCAGCGCCCGCTTGTGACTTTCCAGACACCCATACGCCCCCGGCCCGGCGTCCCAGCCTTGCGGTAGCGGCAGTGCGTTTCCGTCAACGGCTTCGATGCGGGTGAACTCAACACCGGCTGCGTTGAGTTGCTGGGCGGCTTGTTCCAACCTGTCGGGCCGACGAGCGAGGTTGATGAGGTAAGACTTCTCGACGGTCGGGGTTTTCGGAATGCCCGCCATCATGCCCAATACGACAACCGGCCCGGACACCGAAACCGCAGTTGAAGACAACGAACCGGAAGAACTCGAACCCGCTGAAGACCTCGATGTTGAAACCGACGCTGATCCCGACAACGAAGCCGAAGATGTCGAGAGCGACGAAGACCCGGACACCGAAGCCGATGCCGAAGACAGGGACATTGAAGCTGAACCGGAAAACGGCGAACTCGAACCCGTTGATTTCGACGACGCCGAAGCCGAAGTAGACACCGAACCGGAACCCGATACCGAGGTCGAAGACACCGACGTTGAAACCGAAGTAGACCCGGACACGGAAGCCGATACCGATGTTGAAGACACGGAAGCGGACGTTGAAGCCGATACCGAAGTCGAGGACACCGACGTTGATACAGAGGTCGAAGACACGGAAGCGGATACAGAGGTCGAAGACACCGACGTTGAAGACGATTTCGACGACGAAGACACCGAAGTCGAAGACACGGAGGTTGAAGTTGATTTCGACGACGAAGAAGAACAGTTGCAACAAGCCGACAGGCTGAAAGCGTAGTCGGTTTCCCGCAGCGCCTCGATACCCAGGAAGATACCGGCTGCGTTGGTCAGGAAAACCCATTCCGTCACGGTGTACAAAACGCCGCACCCGTTGGCGGTGATGGCGGTAACAGCGGAGAACGTCGGCCCGTCCACTTCCTCCAAGTCAACCGCCAGTTCGCACCCCGTCCCGGCTACCAAACCTTCACCCGCCAGTTGCGACGGGTCAACCTCGATGTGCGGACACGCTCCCGATTCCTCCACCACCTTTAAGCCGCACCCGGCTACGCAGTGAAGGTTGACCCCCACGCCGTCCTCGTCCACTTCGATGCAACAGCCGGGTTTCACTTCCAGCTTCGGGCAAGTGTCACCGCTGCTGCTACTGTCGCCCCCGACCTCCAGCCCCTTCCCGGCAAGCTGGTTGAAATCCACCGCCAACGCTTCGCCCCCGCCGTCCGGCACAAGGGTGATCCCGCAGCCGTAGTTGATCGAGAGGGCGCACCCGTCGTTGTCGGCGTTCAGTGCTTCAAAGGCGAAACTTTCGAGGTCTACGGCCAACTTCCCGTCGTCGTCGATCCGCAGCCCGCAGCCGGTGTTGATGTCGAGGGCGCACCCTTCTTCGGCGGGCGTGAGTCCGTCACCCGCCAGTTGTTCCGGGTCCACTTCGATGGTTTGGCAGTAGTCCCCCGAACTGGATTCGTCGGAAGTCTTCAGCCCGCAGCCGATGAGGGTTGTCGGATCGACGTTCACGCCGTCTTCGTCCACGACGACGTGACACCCCGCCATCACCTTCAACTTGACGGTCGGACACCCCGAACCACTGCTACTTTCATCTTCCCACGCCAGACCGTCGCCCGGCTCGATGGTGAGATTGTTTTCCGTCACGAAAATGATGTCGCCCGTGTCCGGGTCGTTCCCGTACCGGATGGCGAGATACCGATTCCCCCGAACCAAGTCGTTCCCGTCCGGGTGCTGCACTTTGGCGTTGCCGAACGATTGCCACGCCGAACCGTCGTAAGCCTGGGCGGTGCAGTCGTAGCGGCCCTCGTCGTCCGGGCATTCCGACAGAACAAGGACGTGGCACACTTGACGAGAACCGCCACCACGGACAGCGCCCCCGGCTTCACCGTCACGCAGACGAATCACCCGCTGTAGCTGGTCGTAGGTTTCTTCCGTCAGATAGTAGTTGTTTTCCGCCATGCGTCCTTATGTGAGAATCGTTGCGAAATTCTGCTCGTAGTACCCCTGAAAGTCGTTGTAAGCGAGCGCCCCGCCCGCAAGCAAAACGCCGCCCGCACCGTTCAACGGAACCGGCGAGTGAACAGGTTGCCCCGTCTCGTCAAGGATCGGTTGAAGGGGAAGCGACATGCTTTTCTTGTAGACCGTCCCGGCGTCCAGAACGCTCACCGGGTTCCACGGCTTGATTCGGTACTCCAGTACCAAATCAACTTGCCAGTAGTACGCCCCGTTCTCGCTGTGATTCGTCACGCTGTATTCCGTACACCGCACCGTCTTCGCCGGGAACACGGCGGTGTTGCTCGGATTGATTACCATCGCCAACGCAGCGTTGTTGATGCTGTCCTGATACTGCAAAATCTTCGCACCAGCGCCCCAGGTCAAATCCTTGTAGGCGGTGATGGAAATCTGAAGGTTGCTACAGGGAATCTCTGGCGGCGGATCATAAGGTTGCCCCGCACTGTTCACGACGGCTTTACCCGCCAAGTCTTTTGGCCCAAGTAGTCGAGTACCGTGAACGCTGCCGAGTTTAATCGTCCAGGGGCGGTCGGGCGGTGGCGTACTCTGATCGGTCTGCGTCGGGTCCGTGGTCTGGTTGCCGTCGTCGAAGGGCTTAGACGTGTAGGTGATCTTGACGTTGTAGATTCCGACTTGATCGCCTTCCGGGTCACAATCCAGACTCACCGCCAACGCCCCGAAATCGCCGGGGTGCGGGTCGTATCTGTGGATACTCGGAAACCCAATACCCCAAACGGCGGGCGGTGCGTCACTGAGGTACTGCATCGCCACGAGAAAGTTGCGGGTGTAAGTACGCACCCCTTTGTTGTCTACACTTCCGGTTCCCGGCTTTTCTACAACTGACGCTACGCCCACTGTCCCCCTTAGCCCGCCTTCAGCGGTATGGATATGCCCCACAAGTTAATCATCTTGTCGAGTTTCTGATTCGCCTTCTTCAGTTCCTCGTTGTTCTTCTCTTCGATCTTCTTCGGCTGATTCAGACCCAACAACGCTTCGCCCCGCCACTTCGCTTCAATCGAGTACGCTTCCTTTGAATCCTTCAGTGCCGCCGCAATCGGGTTGTACTTGGCCTGGAGTCCTTCACCCGCCACGCCCTTCGTGGCTTCGGCGGCTTTCTTCTTCTGCCCCAGCTTGTCGAACCAAGAACCAATCTTGGTGGCGGAATCGCCCCACGTCGAAATGGCGTTCTTGCCCCATTCCCGCATGTCCTTTCCGGCCTTCTGGATGTTCGCCCCCAAACCGTCCACGTTCTTCGCCTGATCCCGGAACCACTTCCCGCCCAGGTCGTCGGGTAACTCCCCCGCCAGTTCCAACAAGTCCTTGATGGTGTTCTTGAAGGCGTCAACCAGCTTGCCGAACCCTTCAACCAGGAAGGACACGACGAAGGCGATTGCACCGACACCGGCTTTCAACGTGTCCCAAACGTACCCGATGCCCTGAGCCACCGCCTTCAGCACTTGAAGGACGACGGTTTCAATCGACGGCCAGCTATCGCCGAACATCCCGACCGAGTTGACCAGTTCGGTAATCCAACTCACGGCTTCGTCGATCCAGCCGGACAGCACTTCAAACACGGCGTCCAAGATGTCGGAAACTTTGGCGATGGCCCGACCGATCCAGTCGAACACGGGGGTGAGCAGAGCGAACGCTTTGGTGACGACGCCGCCGATGAACTTCACAATCGGGGCTGCGATGAGAGTGGCACGGTTCACCAACCCGTCCCAAACCGACGAGATGGCTTGACGAGATTCCTTCCAGGCTTTGGCGGCGTCGGCTGCGGCTTTCAATTGGCTGTCGGAAAGGACGGCCCCGGTTTTCTTCTGCTTCTCGATGAAGTCCTGAATCCCGGCCCCGCCCTTCTGCAACACCGGCAACAGACGTACCCCGCCTTCCTCGAACAACTTCATGCTGGCGGCGGCTTGTTGAGCGCCGGGCGGCAGCTTGGAAATTGCGTCGGCGATGGCCTTGAACTGTTCGTCAACCGGAAGGTTCAGCAGTTGTTGGGCGTTCAGTCCGAGTTGTTGGAACGTCTTGGCGGCGTCCCCTTCGCCCCGTGAGGCGTCGGAAATCTTCTTCCCCAGCTTCCCGAACACCGCCCCGACTTGTTCACCTTCGACACCGGCCCTGCCGAGAACTTGCGTCAGCCCTTGAAGCTGACTGGCCGACACGTTGAGGGATTCCGCTTGCTTGACGATTCCACCGAACACGTTCAGGTTGTCGAACGGAGCGGTGACGGCCCCGAAGATGGATTCGACGATCCCGCCCGCTGCGGTTCCTACGGCCCCGCCGATGGCCGCACCTATCGGCCCGCCCAAAAACGTCCCGATGGCGGTTCCCGCACCGGCGAGAAGGGCTTTGGTGTTGGACAGTCCCCCGACAACTTTTCCGGCGACACCCGCCACCGTTCCGGCTACGGCGGCTTGGGCCTTGTCGCCCCACTGCTTGATACCGGCGAGGGAATTTCCCAAACCCTGAACCAAGCCCGTGCCGTTACTGGTCAAGACGAGAGATGCGGAACCGATACTATTTGCTGCCACTGTCCTCCAGCTTGTTGTGTCTTTCGACGTACCGTTTCCACGCCGCCAACCCTAGTTCCTGGTCGTGCTGTTGCTCGCCCTGGTCGAACTTGGGTAGGAGATCGGTGGGCGCTATCCGTGCGCCCCAAGCCTGACATCCTGCGGCCCCGACCACAGCGGCCCGGATGTCGCCCCGGAGTTCGCCCCACGGGTCCATTTCGTAGAGTGCGTACCAGCCCGCCAGTTCCGAAACCGCCAGCCTGTCGGAAAGTTCCTTCACGGTGCAGCCGAGTTGAAGGGCGAGACGGAACCGGAAGAGTTCTTCGGGGTCTGCCCTCAGTCTTTTTTTGCTTCGGCCACCACTTCGGCGTTCAACTTGTTGTGCCTGACGACGGCTTCGGCCACCGCCTTGACGGTGTTGAAAGTGGTCGCCCGGATGCTGGCAATGTCCTTGTCGTCGAAGACCCGCTTGCCGTCCTCGTCGCCGACACCCAGCAACACCGCCACCGCCAACGCATCAGCCGGGTTATCGCCGATGGCTTTTTCCAGACGGTCCATTTCCGACAGCGTGAGACTTCGCACGTTGACGGTTCCCCAATCCGGTATCTCGACGGTTCCGGTTGCGCACGTTTTCACAGACAGGTATTTATCTCTCAAATTCATCGTTAGCTCCCCATCGTAATGTCGCCACTGACGGCGGCGGTTGCCTTGAACTTGACCAAGCCTTCCGTCTCCATTGACATCTCACATTTGGTGACGGCGGCGGTACACGTCCACGTCAGCCCGCCGCCACTTTCGCCGGTGTCCGGGGCGGTGATGATCCAGCTTTTGAACACGCCCTGAAGAGCGACAATGCGAAGGTAATCGGCCTTCTTGAAGATGCCTTCAAAGCTCAGTTCGCCGGGGTCCGTAAGACCGACGATCTTGACACGGCGGCGTGAAGACATCGCCATGTGTGCGGCGTCCACGATGGACACGTCACCGAAAGGAACCTGAATCATGACGGGTTCGGCGAAGCCCTGTTGGGCGTTGGATGCACCGTCGTTCACGGAAATGGAAGCGGAAAAGCCGATGGTTGGCGAGTAGGACATATTCCCCCGATGTTGTTGAAAACTACGGAGTATCTATGTGAGTGGGGTTCAAGATTTGGCGAGTTGGGCGGCAATTCCTCGTTCGATGGCGGCTGCCAACGCCGTCATGTATTCGTCCTTGCTGGAATCCAGGGCGGGCTTCAAGAACGGTTTCGCCCGACTCCGCTTCGTACCCTTCTCCAGAAAGTGGGCGTACTTGCTCGGCTTGATGAGTTTGGGTTGCCCCTTCTTCTTGCCCTTCTTGTAGACGCCCTTGTTCTTCTGGTACTTGGTTCGTGGCCCGACGACGGCAACAGCGATGTCTTTGTAAATTTTCACCTTGATGCCGATACTCTTCGCCAAATACCCGTAGCGCCCGACCGCCTGAGCGTTGCCCTTCACGGCGGTGCGAACCGTTCGGGCGGCTTCGTTCACCGCCTTGCGGAGAATCTTGTTCACGAGACTCTTCTTCAACCCTTCGAGGGGTTTCAAGTCGATGGTGAGTTTGGCGTTCATGTCACGTCCAGGCGGTGAACGTCAACGATCATTTCGTTGTTGCCCCACCGCACGCCATCGACCAAGTACGTTTCGTCGAAGGCCACTGAGTACAGCCGATCCAGGGGAGAGATTTCCGGGTACTGGCGAATGTGAAACGTGCCGCTGACGGTGCTTCTGATGGCCCCGAATTCGTTCTGTTCGGTGCTGCTGTCGAGTTCGTAGGTTCCGTACAAGTAGCCCTGACTGACGTAGGTTTTCGGCCTGTCGCCCGTCGTGCCGTCGTTCGTCCTCGAACACTTCAGCCACTCCCACCGATACGGGTAAGCTCCAGCGTTAGGCATTCCAGTTCCCCCCGACTTCGAGACTGAACCGCTTCGTCAGTGCGAACCATCCTTGCGGGAGTTCGATCACGGGGTCTTCGGTGAACGCCGAACGGTTTTCGTACCAGTGGGCAGCAAGAAGTTTCACCGCCAACGCCGCCGCACTTGGGATGCTTGCGGCGTTGGCGTAGCCGCACTCGAAAGTGACACGCACGCTTCCGGCTGCGGTGTCGTGAAGGATCGGTAGCGGCCCTGTCGGAAGGATCACACGGGCGGGCGTACTCACGAGGTCGTAAATGCACCCCGACAGGGTTTGCCAAGTGTTGTTCGGGTCCAGGTAGCCGACAGACGTGATGCCGGTGACGGGCGCACGGGGAACGTAAATGATGTTGGGCTTTTGGCTGCACTTCTGCACCGGCCAGTTGTCCAGACGCAACCGCTGCGTTTGGTCGCAAAGAACAACGCCCGTGTGTTGCGTGAACAAGTCCGTGGCGGCGTCCACGAAGGACGCAATCAAGTCGGATTCGTAGTTGTCGTAGAGCCGCAAGTAACTCACCATGTCGGCGGTTGCGACGGCGGGGAACGTGGGCGGCGTCAGTACCTCAAGTTTCTGCATACCCGTATTTAGACGTGGCGCACGAAAAACCCTCCCGTGTCTACAGTCACGAGAGGGTTTCCGCTTTCGACCCCGCAGCACAGACCGTTGGGAGAGGCGGGGCGAAAGTTTCTGGTTAGCTCGCCGGGGTCGCCAAGCGTGCGATGCTGCTGGCGTGGCCGACGTAGTTGGAATCGAACCGCATGACGGCTTCAAAACCGATGATCCCGTTGGCTCGGTACAATTCGTTCAAGCGGGTGATTTGAACGCCCTCGACAACCCGGACGTTGTGCCGAGAAAGATCGGCGAACACCGCAAGGTTCTTCGAGAAGCTGCCCGATGCGTCGATGCTGTTGGACACAACGTAGTTGAAGCCAGCGATGTTGTTCGGCTGCTGGTTCTGCACCAGCGTGTTGTTGATGTCCCAAATGTACCGGCCCTGACTGTCCTTGATCTTTCGCAAATCCCAAACGCTGGAATCGTGCAATACAAGGGTGCAGTTCGGGCGGTAGGCCAAATCGACGGCGTAGAACAGGCTCATCAAGTCGTCGAACGTGTACAGGTTCTTCTTGGTGGCGGCGAGCGTCACGGCGGCGGTTCCGGCGTCGGCGGTGGTTGCGGCTGCGATCAACCCTGTCGGCTGAGAACTGCCCGTACCGGCGACGACGTACTTTTCCATTGCACGGGCGAAGCGGATGGCGAGCGTCTGGTTGACGTAACCTTCCACGTCGAACACGGCGTCCTGAAGCATTTCGTAGGTGACTTGCACGACGGTGCGGAACATATACGCACCCAACGAAATCTTGTCGAACGTCGGGTCCACGTTCGTTGCGGACGCTCCCGACTGAGCGACAATCGCCACGCTGTTGGCTACGTCGCTCGCCCTCGGAAGGGTGAACGTGTTGCCGTCCGCTGTGGTGCGAATCGTCACCTTGTCCAAGATCGGGCTGTAATACTTCAGTTCCGTCTGAAGGTCGGTGTTCGTGGTCGTGAAGACGGCGTTACCGCCAGCGGTGTTCGTCGCCGTGTTCAACGAACGGTATTCGATGCAGCCCTGGTGCAGCGGCATACCGAGTTCTGCGGCCCTCGTCATGGTGTCGCCGTCGCAACGAACGCCCGGCAATCCGTAGCCCAACCATGCCTTGAGTGCCTTGTTGCGTTCGGCCTTCGTGTGCTGACGTGCGACGGCGGCGGTGACGGGTGCGGACGACTTGCGGCCCTGCGTCTGTCTCAGTTCGCTTTCTTTGGCTTCGATGGCCTCACGCTTGGACAGCTTGGAAATTTCTACTTCCAAGTTGTCGATGTCCGACATCCGCTTCGCCCACTGAGTATCAATCTCAGCTTGTGGGAGAGCGTCGGCTTCTGCCCGGTCCAACCATGTGCGGCTATCGGCTACCAACGCATTGCGTTGTTCAATTAGTTCAAAACTCTTCATGCCCCTCCAGAGGATGTAATCATGTCAATGACGCTGTTATCTATTCAGCAAGTCCAGAATTTTGCGGTACTTGTCGTTACTTCGCAGACCCACACTTGTCGCCGGATATGCGGGCATCGCTACCGGCCCCAACTCGTAAAGGAACACATCGTTGATGGTGCGTAAGTTTCCGTCCCACGTTTCACCGCCCCGCTTCGGCGTGAAGGTGAAGGAAGCGCCTTTTAAGTCGCCCCGCTGAACCATCTCCCTTACGTCGGAAGCGTGTTCTGGTAGATCGACCTCGAAGGCCAAACCCCGTTCGTCTTCGTGCAGCCGCAGTGTTCCCGCACTCGTCCGGCCAAGTAGCCTTGAAGGATCGTGGTTGAAAGTTGCGATGATGTCGGCTTTGGATTCGACTGCGGAACGGAACGCACCCCGCTTGATGACTTCGGTGAAACTCCTCCCGCCCTCGGTGATTTGTGCGGGCGAGTCCCATACGGCGGCGTAGCCCCGCAGGGTCTTTCCCTCGTACTGGAACGGTGCGGTGAAACTTCGTGTTTCAGTTCGTGTCGCCATCGTCGGCCCCCTTGTCGGTGCTGGTGTCGGTAACGTCTTCGCCCTCGTCGGCGGGCTGCTCGGCATTGTCGTCGGCGGGTTGCGGCGGTGCTGGCGGTGTGCTGTTCGGCAACACGTCGCCCCCGTCGATGGGCGGAAGGTTCTCGTCGGCCCGAACTTCGTTCACGGTGCGGAACGGAGCGCCCTGAAGAGCGGTGCTGTAGGTCTGGTATCTCGTCAGCTTGTCGGCCCGGAGAAGTTCGGCGGTGTCGAACTCGACGAAGTACCGGCCCTTCTCGCTCGGCATCAACAGCTTGCGTTCAAGTTCCGCTTCCCACTTCTCCAGCCACGGGCGTAGGGTCGTGTCCAGGAAGTCCCGGTTGAGGGTTTCGAGGTTGCCCCACGATGCTTTTTCGAGAGACTGCAACTTGCTGGCGGGGCAGTTCAGAAGGCGAGCAACTTCGTACACAAAAAATTGCATGAGTTGCTGGTACTGAACTTGTTCGTTCGTCGCCAACGTGAGCGGTGTAAACTTCAAGCCCTGTTGCATCACCGCCACCGTGCCGACGTTTTCACCGCTGTGTTCCTGACTGAAACTTCGGCGTAGGTTCGCTTCCCCGTCCTCGTTCAGCTTCACTGTCGGCGGTACGTCGATGACGCCAGCGGGACGGCCCATATTGCGGAACAGGCTGCACCCGAAGCGGGCGGCGGCGAGTTGAAACCCCAGCGTGTCACGAGCGACTTGCAACAACTGATAGCCTACCGTTCCGTTCGGGCTGAGTCCCGGAACGTGCAGGACGTTTTCGGCTTGAAGGATCGTAACTTGTCCCGGCGTTCCCGGTGGCCCGCCGCTTGTGCTGTTGGTGACTCTGTACACCAACTTCCCGGTGGTGCTGTCTCTTGCGACTTGAACGAAGTGGGGGTGAATGTTCCAAATGGCGACGGGTCTACCGCCGTTGTCACGCTCGATTTCGAGGTAGCCGTTTCCGTACAACAGGGCGTGCGCCTGAGCCGTTTCCCACACGACAGGGCGTGTTGCTTCGGGATTCGGTTCGCTGTAGAGAAGCGGAAACAGCGGATGATTTTCGGCCTTCTCCAGCCGCCCGTTCGTTGACTTCTGGTACAGCGTTGGCGGAAGACTTCCGACCGCTTCGGAGATGACTTTGATACCGCACCAGAGTGCGGAAATTCCCAACGCCGTTTGTTCGGTTACAACCATGCCGCTGTAACCCGGCTGTTGAATCAGCCCGGCTGCGGAACCTGTTGCGTAGGTGATGGCCCGTGATTCCGGGCGAACGAAATTCTTGATCCATTGAAACATCACCGTATCTATGGGTCAGACCCACAAAACCCGGCGTGAGTTGTAGATTGATTCGACTTGTTCCAAGTTGACGCTTTCGCTCACCGCCCGCCCGAACGCCATCAGCGTTGCAACGCAGGGGTCAATCTTGTCGGAAGACTTCTCACGGGACGGCTTCACGTCGCCGAAGCTGTTGGTGTCCACCCGTGTGTTCTGGAGCGCCCACTTCAACAGCGTGTTCCCGTCGTGCCGGATTCGTTGCTCGTTCACCGCAACCTCAAATTCTTTCATCGGCCCTGAATAGTGGCGGTGATACTGCGGCTGTCTCTCGACGAGAAACCCGCCCGCCATCAACTCGGCTGCCATCTCGATAGCGTTCGCCTGATCGAACACGATGTTCTTCAGGTTGAAGCGTTCCCGGAGTTCCTTCAGGAATGCGTGAATCTGGCGGTAGTCGTTGCACGTTCCCGGTGTGATCGTGAGATACCCAGCGTGGGCGTACTGGTGATACCGTGGAAGGTTGGTTTGTTCTCGACGCCGCACCCCGTCCTCACATACCCAGGAATGGTTGCGCACGAAAAACCTTCGTTGCGGCAACGCCCATACAAGACTCACCGAACACGGGTCGGTTGTTTGCGAGAGGTCAACCCCGACGAACAGCGGGTATGGCGTCAATTCCTCATCGGTGGCGGGACCGAAACAACGATCCCACTTCGCCGGGTCGATGTAGCTGTCTTCCGCTTGCACCCAAGTGTTGAGTCTGTATCTGCGTAGGCTCAGTAGGGATGCGGTTCCTTCCGCTTTGGCGGTGTCCAGGTCACGCTTGAAGTCTTCTTCTGTGAAGGAAGTTCCGAGTGACGGGTTCGCCTTCCGCCACGTCACCGGGTCGTCGATGTCGTCGGTCACGTCGGCTTCGTACACGGTGGCGAAGAAACTGGTATCGAGGTCGTCACCCTTCAGGACGTTGCGGGCCTTCGTTACCAAGTCGTAGAAGAAGTGGCCTTGATCGTGTCCCGCCGTCGAAATCAGGATGAGTATTCCATCGGGGCGGGCGATGGTGGAGAATTCGAGCGTGCGGTAAAGTTGCTCGCCCCTGGATGCCTGCCAAGCGTGAACCTCATCGCAAATGCAGCAACTGAGATTTAGCCCTTCGGCGTTCCCGCTGTCGTTACTGATGCTTCGGAACTCTGCCGACTTGCTGGCGAAACGTATGATCTTTTGCGAAGCGACGACCTTCCCGACCGTCTTGTTCTTGGTGGCTTCGATCCCCCGAACGGACGACTTCACTTCATCGAAGATTTGGGTGGCGTTCTGGCGGGTCGTGGAACACGAAATGACCAGCGGGGATTTCACGCCAGCGGCGAGACTTTCATACAGGGCGACGACGGCACACAGTAAGGATTTGCCGTTCTTCTTGCTCACCGTCAGCAGCGCTTTCCGCCACCGTCTTCGACCGTCCGGCAAGCGCCATCCGTAAAGTTGCGACAGCCATTCCTTCTGCCACGGAAGTAGCTTGAAGGTTCCCCCGACGAACTGCGGACAGAAGTAGGTTTCAGCGAACGCTACAACACGCTCGGCTTGGCCTTCATCGAAGGAGCAACCCTGTTCAACCGCCAGCCTGTCGGCTTTCGTCCGTATCCACTTCTCCGCTACCATCGTCCTCCGTAAACCGCTTCTCGTTCATCCACTTTTCGAGATCACGTCGAAGGGCGTCCCGAAGAAGCAGCCGGTAGTATTCGACGTAGGCGGTTACTACGGCCCGCTTGTCCGTCCAGTGGTTTCGCATGTCGGTATCTAGTGCTGCCGGGCGTGACATTGCACGCACAACGCTTCGTAATCTTCCAGGCACGTCGCCGGGTATCGTAAGTGGTGGGCTTGAGTCGCCCAATTTTCGCAACAACGCATACAAATTGGGTGAAGCGCCAACAGTGCCGTGCGAAACTTTCGGTGTTCGGCCCCGTAACCTCGCTCGGCGGTTTTCGCTCGTGGTCTGCGTCCGGGGTGCGGCGTGAGTGGTGGAATGTCTGGCATCAAATCCCGAACTGGTCCGGTTGTTGGTTCGCCTTGTCGTCGATCTTCAGGCGCTTCCGTGAGAGCGGGTCCAGCCCGAACGCTTTCGTGAGTTGTTGAAACTGCTTCGCCAAACAGACGTAGCTGTGAACCGGCCCGTCTGACGCAACACAGAGTTGAAGGCGTTCCCACGTCTGGCAAAGCACGATGAACGAATCACGGTCTGCGTCCTTCAGCGTCCCCATTGCTTCGCAGAGCGGAGCGTTACGCTTCCAGAAGTCTGCGGCTTCACCGTGTAGTTGCTTCGGAACTCTCAATCTAACCCCATGAAAATGTCGAAAAATTCGTGAACCGCAGCGGGTGGGTCGCTGGCGAAATGCTGGAAATGTTTTTTCGTGTTCTTTCGCAACATTTCAACTCGTCGCCCACACGTTGAAGGTTTGAACGCAGTGGTAAACGTCGCCTTCCGTCTCGTCGCCCAACGCTTCGTTGTCCTGGTCTGCCAAACTCGCCATCAAGATGTTTCCGCCCCGATAGCCGTTCAGTAACGACGAGACGGCGGAAGCGATGCTCTGTTGTTGCTGTAGGCTCTTGCACCAGATATTGATTTCCACGGCGTACAGCGCCAGTGGCAAACTACCGGCCATGCTCAGTACGGGTTGCGTGCCGGTGGTCTTGTAGGTCACGAACGGCCAGTTCGTGTTCTCGTTCGGGTCGGTCGGATAGATGCGGTCTGCGACGATGGCCGTGACGATGGCCGTGTTCAACCGGTTGTAGATGTCTTGTTCGATCACACCGTATGTAGGTGACTTGCCGCCATTTCGTGCGCACGAAAAAAACCGTCAGTCCGTGATGGATGCTGACGGGGCGGTTACGGTCACATGGTGTTCAGGACTTCGGACAGGAACACCCGGAGCGACACGGGATCGGCTTCGATGTCGGCGGTCAAGGCGGCGAGAGTGATGGTTTCGTCCGTCAGCTTGTCCAGCTTCTTTTGCAGTTCGGCCTTCTTGTCCTTCTTGCCTCCGTAGTTCTTCCCGAAGAGAAGGGCGTAGATTTCGGCCTTCGTCTTGCCCTTCACGGTGTCGTGATCCAACTTGCCGACCCGCTGGTATCGCTGTCGGGTTCGCTCGTTCAGTTCGGGAATCCAGGTGTTGCACCACTGCTCCCACTGGACACCTTCGGCCTTGCACTTGGTCTTGGCGAGAATCAGGCAGCGGCCCAACTCCCAGGCGGTTTCGGCCCCACGCTTGGCGGCGGCTTTGGCCTGCCTGCCCAGGCTCTCCAGGGAGCTTTCGTCCGGGTTGCTGGGGTTGAGTTCGTCGGCGTTCGTCGTCATGGCATCCTCCGGGTTCGGGTCGGGACGCCATGCTTAGGTACAATTGTCTAAAGCCGTCCGGTGGAGCGAAATCGCTGGAAGTCGTTGCGGGGTAGTGCTTTAAGGTAGGTGCAAACTGGAGGCGTCTTTGCGGCTTCGGAAGAGTTGATTGTTGAGCAGTGCTAAAACTCACTCTCTGTGAATCCTTACGAGGAGAGTCACTTATCTCCCTTGCGGATAGAGAGCATTTGCTTTAGCCGCTCCGCTTTGACTCCATCCAGCCAGAGCATAGTGCCATCGACCATGTACACACCGGGCGAGCGCCGATGATGGCTAGATACCGAGTTTTTTTTCGAGTCGTTTTGTTCAAAGCTCATCGACTCGGCCATTAAATCCTTCGGCTCCATCCAGTGAGTATCCTGTCCAATCGCTTCAATGAGCAGAATCGTCTCGTCTTGTGGTCGCTTAATATCTTCTCGTTTTGTCGTCTTTTCTCCCGGAAACACAGTATCCGGGCCAACGACGACAAAATAGTTTGCTTGCCATCGACGCTTAGTTTCTGGATCTGCTGGACAGGCGTAACAAGAAGGCATCGAGGATTCAAGTTTTCGGTTGTTTGGACCATTCCACGGTTCATCAAAGCGGTACAATTTGTATGTAGTAGGGTCTAGATACTCCAACAAAAGTACACGCCAGCTATGCGCCGGTTTCCCAGCTTTATCCAGTAGATACGCTGGCGGATAATGCCCGTGTCCCTCGTAATAATCCCGCATAGCAGTGCCGATCCCGGTGAAGCATCCGTGACAGGCGCTGGCCCTCGCTGCTTCTCGGTTCCTTTCGATTGGAGGCAAAATGAGAGTGGAGCCGATGATGAGAACGGCTATAAACGAAACAGCAACGGCCCATTTTTTTTGCCACAATTTCTGTGGTGGCATTGGCAGACTACTTCTCATAACCATCCTTATCGCCAATGGCTGGATCGCTCGACCAGAATAGCCCACCATTGCTCACAGCGAAACCCGGTGCGGGGATATAACATTTTATATCGATCTTTTGACGCTTGCAGAACAGAACCACGTCCTCCAGAGTATGTAGCCGTGTTTCGTCATCCTCCTTAAAATTGACGCCTGCTGCGGGTTTGCAAGCGCCGCAGATGTATGCCCGGTAATCTTTAAGTGGCGAATAGAACGTGTATGTGTATGATCCTCCGCCAAAATCTTTTTCCACTTTAACTACTTCCTTTTGCATGAAACCGACAGTCTTGAATGATTCACTTACATCCGCCCCCGCAGATAAATGCAGGATGTAAGTCTTCATCTCTTTCTCTTTGCCCACTGGCGGAAGGAGAACGATACCTACACAGGGTCCACAACCATCCGGGCCGATGAGTACACCATCGGACAGTACGCCCGCCCACCCCCTGTCCCCGGAAACGACATATGGTTTAACACTTGTCTTGTCAAGTGGACATAGCCAACCGTCTTTCCGTCCGAATTCAATGTCCTTGAGAAGTTTGGCTTTGCTATCAGGAGTGGAAACTATACGAAGGAGATTGTTTGATTTTGGCAAATCGACCTTTGTACCGCCTGGATCAACCTCCTTCGGCTTCTTCTCTTGGAGGCCGCTTGGGTCAACGTAATCCGTCGGATCGTTCCCCACGAATCGGTATAGGTTTTCATCCCCGGCAGTGAAGCCCGTGGGATCGGGGTTCAGCCAGCGACCGATGGTGGGATCGTACATATCGCACTCCTATGAGTGAAAGAGTAGGTTGATTTGGAACGAGGTATCGGGAGCGAAATCCGCTATCGCTTGGTACGGAACTCTTTGGCAACCCCCACGACGCATGGGCTTCCAATACTTCTCTTCAAGCCGTGGGTCCGAGAGCATGTTGTGAACTGCCGTTAGCCCGCAAATGTCCTTCTCCAAGTCCAGCGGCAACGAGTCGGGGAACTGGCGCTTAACCGCACGGATCAAGACGTTCGGGAACCCGACCGGCTTCCGTGACCGCTGTTCTTTGTCCCACTCGATCATTGCCCGCTTGAGGGCGTTCTGGACGATTTTGTTTTCCGGCACGAGGGACGCCGCCCACGCCCAAGAATCCACACACTGCCACCAATTCCGTAAGTCTGCCCAACGGAACGCACGAGCGCTCAAGAACCCCGCCAGTTCCATCCGTGGTGTTTGTGACCGCAGATAGCACCCGTCTACTTCGGCTTCTGGCCCCAATTCGTACAACCCGGCCCGAAAGTAATCGTCGGTTGGCGTCCCCAACCCTTTGTTGGTGGCCTCGATGTTGAATCGCTCCCCGGTCTTCGGATCATCCCACCGGGCGAACAGATGCCCACTCGTCTTGCCCCTCGTCGAAACCAACTTGATGGGGTAGCCCAACCGCCTGCCGACTGCGGCATACACCACCGGCATCGTTGCACACGTTCCGCCGTCGCCCTGAATGATCCCGTGAATGAAGGAATCGGCGGTGTCGAACGGGGCGTCCTCTGGAATCTTGGCCGGGTTGTACCGAACGCCGCAGTCCCGTTGCAAGACGGTAATCATCGCCAGCGTGCGGAAGTACGCTTCCGAATTCTCGTACTCGTGGGGCTTGCGGCGGAATTGGGGCATCAGAAGGTTGGTGTACTCCTTCACCAAATCCGTCCAGTCGTCCAGCTTATACCGACAATAGCTGTGGTCGATTTGCTCGGCTCCCGGCAGCCCTTCCGCACACGCAAGATTCACGGCGGCGATGTCGTAGCGGCTCAGGGCGTCTTCGGACTGTTGAACAAGCAGTCTCCAATGCGGCGTTGGGTTTTGTTGCGTCATGACCCGCCCTGCAAAATTTCGCCCAATTTACTCCCGCTTTTGCCGGGGTGCAACCAAGAAGTTGAAAATTCCAACCAGACGGAAGAACTGTCGGGAAGTGCTTCACAAGGACAGTTCAGGGACGCCCCGTTATTCCAAGCAAACGGGGCGTTCCGACAGTCTGACGGCTCACCCGAAAATCTTCGCTCTCACGGCGTCCAACGCCCGATCCAGCTTCGCTACCTGTCCCGGCGTCAGGTTGCAAACGTAGCTGTTGTAGTGAGTTCCGTACCCTTCCGCCCGGAACAGGACTTTGCTCGCTTCCTCCCCGTCGAGTTCCTGCACCCACTGAGCCACCGTCTTCCGTAACGCCATCTGTTCCGGCACGCCGAACTTCTCCCGTAACTTCATGTATTCCCGCTCACAGTCACGGGTTTTCAGTCCGTACTGAAGGGCGGCGACGGTTTCCGGCCACAGCTTCCACTTGCTGACGAAACCCTTCTGCACCCCGTTTCGCTTGTTCTTCGCCCGTGCCTTCGTGATGTGCGTTCCGTCGAAGTGTTCGGGCTTTAGCTCGATGATGTCGGAAGCGTAGAACCCACAGTTCAGCCCCAGCAGCAGGACGGTTCGGGCGATTCCTTCGGCGTTGGCGAGCGCCGTTTTCACCTGTTCCAGCGTGTACTTCGTCTGCTCCACGGGCGGAACTTCCAGACGGTACTTCTTGTTCCTGATGAAGCTGAAAATCAAGTTGTGGTCGGCTTCCAGGAACTTCAGGAACGTGTGAACGTGCCGCTGCCTGTTCTGCTTCGTCCGGGGCGTCCAGTTCCGTTCCTTCCCTTCACGGTCGAGGATCGTGAGGAAGGTTCGGTAGTGGCTCACGTCGATGTCGGATAGCTTGATGTCGCCCGCCGCTTCGAGGAAGAAGAGGATGGAAGTCCTGATGTCGTACCACTGCTTCCCGCCCTTCGTCTTGTAGGTTTCGATGTAGCCTTCCGCTTCGTGCTTCAGGCTTTCTTTCACCGGGATGTCAGGTTGTAGCTTCGCCTTCAGTTCGTTCAGCAGGAATTGCCGAACGGGTTCGCTGGTCGTCGGGTCGTTGATTTGGTTCGTGGTGTTGAGGATCGGAACCATCGACTCCGGGACGGGCGGCGAAGAGTTGATGAGTTCGTTGATGAGTTTCGGTTGCGGGGCGAGTTGCGCCAGATACTTCTTCCAGTACGGAAGGCTCTCCCGCTCGTTGGCGGGGATGTCGGTGTTGAAGAACCGACAGAGTTGTCGGATACTCACCTTGATGCCCTTCTGCCTGAGCCGCCACGATTTCGTGGAGTGTTCGTAGCTGCCTGTACCTTTCCTTCTCATCTCGATCATTGCCTTGCTCCCGGTCCCCGGTTACTGTTTCAAGTAAGACCGTGCCGACGCTTCCAGGTTTGCAATCTGCCCCGGAATTTGCCCCGAAACAGTCTGCCCTAGAAGCATCGTCGCCGTAAAGCTAGTGGTGGTAGCTACTTGCGTTGCGTCGGACGGGGAAAAGGAGCGGAACGGTCTGCCGCTGCACCGGACCCGGCCATGTCCCTTGTTTCTCAGTGCTTGCCGGTTCGTGTTGTCGCTGCGGGTGTCGCGGCCGGGCCGGTGAGCTGGATCGTTCGGCAACCGGAGGACAAAGCATGGCGCGTCGATGCAACGACTGCGGAAAGGTCATCGGCGGTGGAAGTGACCTGATCTTTCATTGCAGCTGCGGGCTCTGCACGCGCTGTCGCAGGAAAGTGGTATCGGAGGGGCGATTCGGGAGCAGTGGGTGCCTGATCCTGGTCGCGCTGCCTATGGCTCTCCTCACCGCGCTCTTTGGGTTGCTGTAATGACGATTCAAGATGCCCAGACCTACTTCGGAGGCCACATTGCTGCCCTGCGGAAAATGTGTCCCGATGGGACGCCTTGGGTGTTTCTCTGCGCGTCCGCTGTGATCGAGTACCTCTCCAAACTTGCCGCCGGTGCGGACCAAGGCGGGGCCGGGTTTAAGCAGTTCATCCACCAGTACTTCCCAGATGGGTATCTCGACTTCAAGTACAAGTCAGGTACCGCCGACCTCCCCGAACAGATGTACCATGTGCTCCGATGTGGCATCGTTCACAGTTTCAGCATGATTCCCGATTCGCGGGGGCAGGACAAGGGCGCGCGGGATCGGTCCGTCGTCATGTCCCACCACGAGGTTCATCTCTCCCCGTACTCGAGCTCCCTGGCTCCCGACGCTTGCTGCTTGCGTGCCGACGCCTTCGTTGCTGATATCGAGACTGCGACGAACAAGCTGTTCACAGCGGCGCAGGCGGCTACGCCCGTGGGTCAACAAGTTGCCCAGAACATCGAGAGTTGGTTGCAGCAGCATCCACCGATCAGGGGCGATGTGTAGTCAGGCACTGACCGCCCCGTGTTCGTACTTTTCTGCTCCCTACCCTTCTCGTTGGCGCGCGGGTGTTGCCGGCGGCAGGTGAGCGTGTTGTTCGGCGAAGAAAGGTGATTTGCGATGGCAGACGGCGTGAACGTAGACGGACTCCGCCAATTCTACACCGAGAACGCGGTGGCTCGAACATTCCTCGACCACGCCGCCCAACGCGAGCGTGACTTGTCAGAGACGTCGGTGGACCGCACCTTGGCGATACTCAAGGAGCATGCGGTCGAATCCAACCGCGCTGAGGTGGTGGCACTCTTCCAGCGCCTCGAAAAACTTGGCTGCGGGCAGTTCATCATCGGTCGCCGCGGTCGCCCGTCTCGCCTCGCATGGAGCGCGAGCATAGTGTCTATCGGTAAAGCGGCGGTCGGGGAACAGCACGTGGTCGCCGAGTTGCCGCCGACGACAACCACGGTGGTCGCACCCGATGATGAGATGCTCTCCCACAGCTACCACCTGCGACTTGGAGTGACGGTCGTGTTCGAGCTGCCTGCGGATCTCACCCCGTCTGAGGCAGAGCGTTTGGCCGGGTTCATCAAGACACTCCCGATGAGTGAGTAGCTCGGGATGCGGTGGAGCAGAAGCGGGCAGAATCAAGAATTGGCCGGTCGTTTGCTGGATCGGTTTCCCTCTGAGCCGAACCCGCCGCTGCACCGGACCCCGCCATCTGCTTCAGTTGCGAGGCTCACTCCATCGTGGCGGGGCCGGTGAGCTATTTCGTTCGGCAAGAGAAGGCTTTTTCAACCGGCGTCGCGTCAGCCGTGAAGACGCACAGCGATGGGTGTTCGGGTCATGGTCGGGGAGCGTGAGCCAATCGGACTCGCGCTCAGGCGGCTCAAGAAGCAATTGGAACGTGCGGGCGTGCCCGGGGAGGTGCGACGACATGTGTCCTTCGTCGATGGCACCGAGATCCGTCGGGCCAAGCGGTTTCGCAAGCGGTTCCGGTCTCGGGAGGCCGCCCTTCTGGCCCGGATGGCATTGGGACTGACCGGCCCCGCGCTCGATGAAGCGAAGGCGGAGTTCTGGCGGCGCACGGGCAAGCCGTGAGCGAGACGGGCAGCGCTGAGCAAGGCCGACCGAACCGGCCGCGGTACCGAACCCGGCCACGAAAGCGGGTGTCGTGCCTCTGGCGCCGCGCGGTCGCGAAGAGTTGGCGAATCCGCGTCAGCGCACGAAGCACAGCGGCGTAAGGTTGCGGGGCGCGCCCAAGAGCCGAACCTGGCGCTGCACCGGACCCGGCCGTCTGATTTGTTTCTCGCAGCTCACTCGTTTGTCGTTCGGGCTGCGGGTATCGCGGCCGGGCCGGTGAGCTGGATCGTTCGGCGAGAAGAGGGCGCGAGCGTTCGTGCGTGGTGGCGGGCGCGTCCGCGGCGCACACGACGGTCGGGTCGGCGGCTCCGCGGAAGCGCGTCGGTGGT